ATGGATACAGCACTCACCAGGGTAGAAAAGAAAAAACTATGTTTTTTGCTAGATTTACCTCCACAATGCTACGGCAATGTACCTATGATGAAAAGTCGCTACAAAAGGGCTTGTTTAAAACTTCATCCAGACAAAGGAGGAGAAGATTTACTCATGAAGGAGTTAAATATGCTATGGCAAAAATTCCAGGAGGGCATCTTTAATCTGAGAAGAGACATACCTTCCTTTGAAGAGGTTAGTACCACTCATTGGGAGGTATGTCCTCTCACCCTAGCTGATTTCATAGCCAATGGTTATAGAGGAAAATTTTGTCTCAGTGCTGCGTGTTTAAATAATAGGCAGAGGGAATCTCTGTGCAAGTGCATTTGCTGCAAGCTGCACAGACAACATTGCAGCCTGAAAATCTTAAGAAAAAAGAATTGCCTAGTGTGGGGTGAGTGTTTTTGCTATTGGTGTTTCTTAGAGTGGTTTGGATTTCCTAATAATTGGGAGTCTTTTGACTGGTGGCAAAAAATTTTAGAGGAAACTGAGTTTGAGCTGCTGCACCTCAGACTTTATTAATGAGTAAGTATCTCCTTTGATACTAGTGGTATTTTGCATACTGGAATTTTTGAAAGTCAAAACTTTCCCTTTATCTCTGATTGTGTAGGACGAGGAAGATGAAGAGGAGGATGATACCCCTATTTATGGGACCCCCAAATTCAAGGCCTGGTGGTACTCGAAGTACGCCCGCTGGAGCCAGGGGAGCAATGACTCTTCCTCATCTAAATCATCCAGTAGAAGATCCTCAGGACGTGCCAGACCGGACAGTGGGTACTCGTCCTCGCAGCAGGACTCCGACCCCTCCGCTTTTCCATCGTCCCAGGCTTCCAACTCCTCAGATGGACAGTCCCAGCAGCGGGAGTCTGCCCAGCATCCCGGAGGAGCCTCTGTACCTCCCGAGGGATTTCAATCCTCCCACGCGGGACACCATAATGGATCTGGATCTGAGGAGTCATCAAGTGGACGGGGGTCGCAGGAGCGCCCCACCGGCGATGCTCCCACGGGAAAACAGCGGTGGAGAGGAGGCAATTTATTTGGAAATAGCTCCAGAGTACCCCCACCTAATTGGGATGATTCACTGCGATGCGATGAGTCCCTGTCCTCGCCCGAGGTCTCTGCAGGTGAGGAGGACCCCCCGACGGGCTCAGAGTCCTCCTCGCAATACCCCCAGGATTCCACTACCGAAGAGGCCACCGAGCCGGAGGAACAGCCGGAGGAGCACCAGCACGCTGGACCCTCCAGCTCTTCCTTCTCAACTCCAAGAACCCCTCCTAGTAGAAGAAGAAAGTTCACTCGACCCCAGGGATTTCCTCGTTCTCCGGATGCAGATAGCTATTCAAGCACTCCGCCGCGGCCAAAGAAACCAAAAGAGAATGATCTTCCTAATGATTTTCCTCCTGATACTCTTGACTATCTTAGTCATGCTGTCTACAGCAATAAGACGGTAACTACCTTTGCAATTTATACTACCTTAGAAAAAAGTAAGCTTTTATATCAGCAGCTTGATAAGTTTAAAGTAGATTTTAAGAGCAGGCATAAATGTCCAAGAGGGGGGATAATTTTATGCATAACCTTGTCTAGACATAGGGTTTCCGCGGTTAAAAATCACTGTGCTAACTTTTGTACTGTCAGCTTTTTAATAGTTAAAGGTGTGATTAAAATTTTAGACCTCTATAGGCTATTAAAGGAGGACCCTTATAGACTTATAGAAGAAAATAAAAGCTTGTATAACTATGATTTTGCAGAAAAAAGTAAGGAGCAAACTTGTAACTGGAATTTAGTAGCTGATTTTGCATTTGAATATAGATTAGATGACCCTCTTGTTATTTTAGCACATTATTTAGATTTTGCAAAGCCATATCCTTGTGGAAAATGTTTTACAAAGACTGCCCTTAAGCCACACAAAGCACATGAAAAAGAACATCAAAATGCAAAGCTCTTTATGGACTGCAAATCTCAGAAAAGCATTTGCCAGCAAGCAGCGGACATTGTTATTGCAAAAAGCAGATTGGAAATGATGGAGTGCACCAGAGAAGAATTGCTGGAGAAGAAGATGAGAAAAGTTATGGAGAGACTAAGAGACTTTGAGCCTAAGGACTTAAAATTATATATGGCTGGGGTTGCATGGTATTGTAATTTGTTTAATCATTTTGAGCTTATTTTGTTTAAGATAATTAAGTTTCTTACAGAAAACATTCCAAAGCATAGAAATGTAATGTTTAAAGGAGAGGTTAATAGTGGCAAGACAAGCTTAGCTGCAGCAATAATAGATTTATTAGAGGGTAAAGCTTTAAACATAAATTGCCCTGCTGACAAGCTTAATTTTGAATTAGGGTGTGCATTAGACAGATTTTGTGTAGTCTTTGAAGATGTAAAAGGCCAAGCTGGTCCAAGAAAAGACTTACCACCTGGGCAGGGGTTCAATAATTTAGATAATTTGAGAGATCATATGGATGGAGCTGTACCTGTTAGCTTAGAAAGAAAGCATGTAAACAAAAAACATCAGATATTTCCCCCAATTATAGTAACTTGCAATCATTATGTAATTCCTGTAACTGTTCAGGCAAGAATATGTTTCACCCTAAACTTTGTTTCTAAGCCAAATTTAAAGACTTCTTTAGATAAGAATTTGGAAATTAGGAGAAGAAGAGTATTGCAAAGTGGTACTACTCTATTATTATGTCTAATATACTGCTTACCTATGAGATTATTTGCAGATACTATGGTAGAAGATGTAAGAAATTGGAGGCAAATTATAAACCAAGAAGTAGGGTGGGACACTTACTGCAAAATGTTGGAAAATATTGAGGCGGGAGATGATCCATTAAGGGGGGTTGACCCAGTTGAAGAGGAGGAAGAAGAAAATGATGACACTACACAATAATTCTGTCTATATTTTTTTAATAAACTGTTATTCTGCACAGCTGGGACCTGCGCATGGACTATTTACTGGGGTAGGAGGAACTGAATCTGGGCCTGTGGGTAACCCCGTGCATTTCTGACCAAATTGGTCAATATATCTTACTAAATTAGGATCCCCTGGAAGTTCTTCTGTCCCCTGATATATTCTCACTTCCTCTACCTGGTTATCCTTGCCTGCCATGGGTTGTCCCTTCACATTAGGCATCAAGGTGTTAAATAATGAGCTCAGAAGGGACGTAACAGGATATGGGTTCTTCACCCACCTTTTTCTGAGGGTTACATTGAAATATCTTGGCAGTCCATGAAAGGCCATAGCACCACTAGACTTATATAAGAAACCACAAATGTCAGCAGCACTTACAAAAAGTCCATCTCCTTTGCACAAAGGCCCCACCCCATTTTCATCAAGCAGCACAGTATTGAGGGTGTTAGTAAATTGCAGCACAGTAGGATTTTTAGTTCCAGTCTGGATAGAGCCATAGTATCTGGAATTTTCATTCCTGGATGGATCTGGGCCCCATACTTCAATAGGGTAGAAGCCATCCTTTAGCAGCTTAGTCTTAGCAGTAGGATCAAGGCCCTGATTTCTGGGTGTGGTCGGCTTGCCAGTCACAGTCTCAATATTTATGGGCATATTATTGCCCTGAGGATATTTAGTAGAATAGTCCAGTTGCAGTCCTTGTAAGTCCAAAGGTTCCCCTCCAACAGCAAACATATGGTAATTAAGTCCTTGAATAGGCTCTCCTGCTCCTTTTGCTTCTGAGTCTTTCATATCCCAATAATGCACATTTATGAGGGAGTTCACCCCCACAACCTCTGTTTTTACAGACACTGCTTCCCACATTTGCAAAGTATCACAAGTAATATCTTCATTTAACATAGGCAGCTGCACTCTAGCAACACTATAAGCAGGCAAGTTTTCAGGATTAGGCTTATCATAGCCCTTAGAATGGGCTGGTTTCATGTCATAGCTGTAAGTATACCAATCCCCATATGTGGGGATGTCTGGATCATTTACTCCCATTCTGGGATTTAAATACAACTCAATTTGAGTTATACTATCTGCACCAGTGCAGACACCAAGTACCTCAATGCCCCCTTTCACAATCAGCCTTGGAACCTCTGAAACATTAGGGCAGCATTTTTTAGGCCTAGGTTTGCAGCTATCTGTTGCAGGCCTTTTCCTTTTAGGGGCCATATTTATCTTCAAGATACTTCAATTCAGGAGTAATATCACCTTTTAGGCCTAAAATTAAAGACAGCATCCAATCAGGCACAGATTTCTGACTTGTTCCTCCTGGAGTTTCATACTTATGGATAATATCTCCAGAAAGAGCACTGTCAGAATTCCTGCTTTGCAACACCCACTTACTAGACAAAACAAGGTCACCTAGCTGATTAAGGCCCATTAAGTTTTTTTGTGGGCTAATAGTTTGCCAGAGGTCCGCGCCCACGCTCTTAATTATGCTGTCACCCCAAGCCAACTTGTCCAAAGGAAAAGCAAACAGCGCATGCCTTAAAACAGTATCACCTCCAGCGACCACACCCCTGAAGGAATGCGCGCCTGCAGTACTGACATCTCCCTCTGCAAGCCTAATTCCAGCAGAAATTAAGGAGCTAGCACCAGAAATAGTCTGAAAAATAGTAGCATATCCAATCCCTTCTTGCACCATAGAAGCAACCAAACTAAACTGAGAAAATTGCTCTGCAGAAAATCCAAGTTGTGCTAAAGCCTCTATCCCAGTAATTCCATCAATAGTCATTAAACTTGTCACTTCAGCCTCTAAAGCAGCTAAGGCCTCGCCAGTCAATATAGTCTCCAATGTCAGTCCAGTTGTAGCACTCAATTCAGTAGCAACTTCAGCAATAGTAGTAAAAAAGGACAATATGCCCCCCATTCCCATAAAATAAAAAGAAATATACTTACTGTTAGGATTGGCCTCCTCCCTTTGTGAAAGAAAAAAACAGCAGTTAAATTGCAGTGCCGCCGCCCTTTGTGTTTGAAAAAAACAGCAGTGACTTCCTGTTTCTGCCTCCGCGCCCCGCCCTTTCTGTTTGAAAAAAATGAGTGGGTAATTAGAGCCGCCCCGCCCTTTGCCTTTGAAAAAAACGCGGGCGGAAACCTGCCTGGGCGGGCTGCCTAGTAACCAAACCACATATCCTGCCAACCTTTTTTTTAAATTTTAAGTAGAGGCAGAGGCTCTAGGCCCCCGGAGGCTTTTGAAATAAAAAGAGAGGCTTCTGGGGCCTGTGCAAAACGGTCAGGCGGGAAAACACAACACAAAAACCACTCCCAAATGTTTTAAGCACTTCATTCTCTCTCAGCAGCC